TTTTGCATCAATGTTTGTTTGTAATGCCGATGAAGATGCATTTAACTGAGCAATACTTGCTTTTGTATCAATGTTTGTTTGTAAAGCTGAACTAGAAGTATTTAGTTGGGCAATTGAAGCTTTTGCATCAATATTTGTTTGAAGAGCAGATGATGAAGTGTTCAGGTTTGTTTGTAAAGCTGAACTAGATACATTTAGTTGTGTAATTGAAGCTTTTGCATCAATGTTTGTTTGTAAAGCCGAACTAGACGTATTTAAATTTGTTTGTAAAGCTGAACTAGATGTGTTTAATTGGGCTATAGAAGCTTTTGTATCAATGTTTGCTTGAAGAGCAGATGATGAAGTGTTTAGGTTTGTTTGTAAAGCTGAACTAGAAGTATTTAACTGAGCAATGCTTGCTTTTGCATCAATGTTTGTTTGAAGAGCAGAGGATGAAGTATTCAGGTTTGTTTGTAATGCTGAACTAGATGTATTTAAATTTGTTTGTAAAGCCGAACTAGATACATTTAGTTGTGTAATTGAAGCTTTTGCATCAATGTTTGTTTGTAAAGCCGAACTAGACGTATTTAAGTTTGTTTGTAAAACCGAACTAGACGTATTTAAATTTGTTTGTAAAGCTGAACTAGAGGCGTTTAATTGAGCTATTGAAGCTTTTGCATCAATGTTTGTTTGTAAAGCTGAACTAGAAGTATTTAAGTTTGTTTGTAATGCTGATGAAGATGCATTTAATTGAGTTATTGAAGCTTTAGTATTTATACTATTTAAGTTTGTAGCTATACTAGCTGATAAAGAAGCACTTGGTGCTGTAAAAGCTCCTGAAATATTAGTTGCTATTTGAGCTGAGCTGCTTAAAGCTCCATTAAAAGTACCTGTAAAACTATTAGCTGCTATATTATTACTTCCACTTATATTACCAGAAGCCGTTATATCATTAGTTATATTTATATCTGTTGCTTTAATATTAACAGCATAAATATTACTTGTGTATGTTGATCTAAAATATTGTGTTGGAGAACCTAAATCCCATATATTATTTCCACCAGGTACAACAGATCCTGTTGTTCTTATACCCAATAGTACATTAGTAGAACCTGAAGAATAATATAAGTTACCACTTATTAAAAGTGATCCTGTAGATATAGAAGATGTTACTCCTGATATATTTATAAGTGAGGATGTTATTCCTGTTAGATATCTACCATCTCCAAAAAATGCAGTAGCTGTTATATTTCCTTTTAAATCAAGACTACCTGTATTTTCACTATTTAATATAGCGAATGAGTCAATTAAATTAGCATATTGGCCTTCTGTTGGTATATCTCCTGTTTCGAAGTAGCTTTTTAATATATTTCTATCCTTTTTTGCCATTTTGTATTAAATTATCCTACGTTGTTATTTTCACCAATTTCACTAGAACCTAAATTATCTTGTCTTTTTCTTCCTATTCTTTGTATTCCTTCTTCTTTTCTAATTTCTTCTCTTGTTTTAGATGGACTTGATGTTGTTACTATTTCTGTATTAAACACAACTGTAGATTTACTAAAGAATTTTTGTGGTTTTTTAGCTAATTCTTTATTCATAGCATCAGGTACTATATACCCCTGAAGGTCTAATCCAAAATCTGTTTTTATCATTCTATTACTTCCTTGTGCTACTTCTACTCTATTAGTAAAAGTGTCAATTCTTGCATTAAATTTAAATCTTTCTCCATCACCCCAATATGAATCCGAAGCGTAATTTATTGCTTCTACTATTTTATTCATTTGTGATACATAGTCACACCAAATAATAAACGAATATTTTAATCGTACAAAGTCAGGTACTACAACAGCATGGTACTCTTTATTAGGAGTTCTACTTTGTAACACTGAAAAATTATCATATTGATTTCGTTTATTATAAGCGCTCTGGAATACATAGTAAAGTTGAGGATTATTTGCATCCATTTTATTACCAAGATCTCTTCTTTTTTCAACACTATTTCTTTTAAACATAATAAGAGGTGTTTGTATTTTACCCTCTTTGTCTCTATAATACCCATCACGTTGAACTCCTTTCCATCTTTCAGGAGAACCATAAATTAATGGTACATTTACTCTATTTCCATTAGTAACTACTGATGGTTTTATAACGTTATTAAAATAATACATTATAGCTTCATCATGATCTTGTAAACTTACAGATATATCATTTATATTATCATCGTCTCTACGTGTAATTTCACCTCTATTTATAGGTTTTTTAGTAGAACTAGCTTTTTGTGGTTGTAAATTGCTAGATGCTATACCTTCTACTGGAAAGCTTGGTTTTGTAGGATCTGTTATATCAGGATTAAGAATATTATTCCTAAGTTTTTCATTATTTCTTAAGGGAATAGGTCTTTGAAATTTATTTGAATTATCTTGTGCCATATTATCCTAGTAAATTTGCGGTTCCATCAGTTATTTTATTAGTAGCTGGATACTTTCCACCTCTTAATGGTATTAAATTTAATTTTTCTACTCTTGATAAATGAGTATTTAAAATTATTGAATGACTACTACCAAAATCAACAGTACCTGTTGAAATTGCATAATCGGGATCTTTACCTAATATTAGTTGATTTTCAACTTTTGAATCTACTTCATAAAAATTATTTTTAAATAGTAAAATATCACCAATTTCAGGTACTAAATTTATATCTTTTAAGCTAACTTTTAAAAATCTAAAATCAATGGATTGATTAATGTCAGATCCAAAGTCATCAGACGACCAAGCTTGATCTTGTTTGTTTATTAAACACGCGATTCTTACGGGTTCATAAAACATTTTACCATCAGACTCACCATAAACATTAATAGATGTTTTTTCAAGAACAAATTTATAATATCCAACTTCTGTTTGGATAATATCATTGATAAGTTCTTTACTTACAGTATTAAAAAGTGATATGTCTCGTGATCCCCCAAATAATGCCATTATAGTCTTTTTAAAGTTTCTTCTTTAAATTTTACTGATTTTACACCAGGTATTCTTAAATCTGTTTTAGATAAATCGGATGTTAACATATCTTCTTTAAATTTAGCTATGTCTTGTTTTGGGTTTTCTCTAGTTACAAATTTTATTTTCAATCTTGTAAATTCTATTTTATCTTTTTGTGGATATTCTTCAGGTGTAATATTATTTACAATAGTTACTTTTCGTAAAGCCCTAACTTCATCTAATACATCTGTAATATTAAATTGTCTGTCTGTTAGAATATCACATTCAACAGTAAAAGTATTTAATACTTCATTTAATATGTGTTTTAATTCTATCATTATCCTACGTAAATTGGGTAAGGAACTTTATAGAAAGTTTCTTGTGTTTGTTGTGCTTCTTGATTTTGTCTTTCAAGTTGTTTTAATCTTGTAGTTTCTTCAAGTAATGCTTTTAATTCTTCTATTAATGCTGTCTTTTCGTTTGCTGCTTCCTGCAATAATCTAGCATAATCTAAAGTTGTTGTTTCACCTGGTATTGGTAAACTTTGATATTTACCTCTAATACCACCTAACATTTCTTTAGCTAAAGCTAAAGCATACCTTCTAATCCATTGTCTTCCTGGTTGGTTTATGTAAGCGTAAGTAGGATTAGTGTAAGGTACATTTGATATGTCTGTTATTAGGTTAGTTGCTGGGTTTTTAACAGGTGCGTTTGCTGTTGATTTTAAAACATATTCAAAATGTAATGTGTAGTCTCTATTAGGTATAGGGAATAACTTTAAATATCTATTATTTGTAACTTCAAAATGATATCCTGATTTTCTAATCATATCATTTAACTCAATTGCTTGAATTTTTAAAGCATCAAAAAACATAGGCATTAACATAAAGTTTACACCTGGTGACATATTACCAAACCCAAATGATTGCATTAATGATTGAATTCCTGTACCTGTACCTGCATAAGGGTCAAAATATCTATTAATAGCTGCTGGTTGATAATGGAATACTCTTTTTATATAAACAGCTTCTGAACCACTTATAGAAGAAGAAACATGACTTAATAAATCATATTTTTGAGTTCCTATTTTTACTTCTAAAGAACCAGATTCTACTTTATAATCACCACCCCCACCATATGTTTCATTACCATATTGATCTGAAATATTAATAGTGCTTCCTAAGTTAGGACTAATTAATTGGTTATTATAATTTGAACCAGTTGCATTTCCTTCTAATGTGTGAAAATTATTAATTATTTGAAAATTATATAATTGAGCACCATATTCATTAGTAGCTTCTTCAAATGCTGTGAAAAAATTAATTGCTTGTAATTCTATATCTACTAATGGATATCCTAAACGTTTAGCACACCAGTCTGCTACTTGAGAAGCATCTGTTTGAAAATTACTATCATAGTCGTAAAAACCAAAAGGTGTATCACCGGGGAAAAAACTACTTGAGCCGGGCCATATAGGGATGTTTGCCATTTTTAATAGAATTAGGTTGTTCTATTATAAATATAAAGAAATTATGGAGGATATTACATTCCGTTTAGTAGCTCAAATACCTCATCTATTGCTACATGACGATGATTATCTTCTAATACTCGTTTGTAAACATATTGAGAATTATCTATTTTGGGAACATCATGAATTGCTGAATAATTTTTATCTTTTAAGTCAATTTGTTGGTTATCACCACAGAATATCATTGTTGACCCTTTTCCTATTCTACCTAATGCCATTCTAAATTGTGAACGAGTTAAATTTTGAAATTCATC